CGTCCCCCGGGGGCGGCGGGGCCGTCGTGGCCGATCGCGCTGCGCGGAGCGGTACCGCGAACTTATTCGCCAGCGCCTGCACATCCGGGTCGGGGTCCTTCTGCGCGATCCGCTCCAGGACCGGCAGGCCCAGCTTCTTCGCCGCCTTCCAGCGGGTGTGGCCGACGATGATGACGCCGGCCTCGTCGACGACGAGCGGCTGACGCCAGCCGAATTCACGCAGTGACGTCGCCACGGCGTCGACGGCGTCGTCGTTGTGGCGAGGGTTGGTTTCGTAAGGCCGGATCTCGTCGATGTTCACCAGCTTGACATCCATGTCACATGCTCCTTGTTGGTGCGTCGCCAACACGTCGAGTCGTGTAGCCGCCGCGCATACAAACAAAAACGCACCGCCCGACGGTTCCGCCTGCCATCAGAAGGCCCATCATGTTCCGAGGACCCGCTTCGGTGGCTCGTATTTTGGCATCGTAGTCCAAGGTCCTTCATTCACGGTCCTGGGCACGATTCACGGCGGATCGCTACGTGACCGCGCCGGCGCGGGCCGCGCCGGGCGGACGCGGGTCGGCGGCACGGGCGGCTTGGGCGTGCTGCCGCGTGGTGCGTCGGGCTCGGCTCCGTTCTCGCCACAGGCGCCGCTCCTGCGCGTCGTGGGCCAAACCAGGGCGTCGGCGGCGACGCGAGGGCCGGCGTACTCGGCACAGTAGTGCCACGCGTCGGCCGATTGGCCGGTCGCGTGGCGGATACGGCACAGCTCCCGGCGTAGCCGGGGCCAGTGGCCACAGTCGGCACAGCGGCAGTGGCGCAAGATGGTCGCCGGGACAGGCTTCGATGGCGTTCGACGAGGTCGGACGAGGTTTGACGAGGTTTTTGGCCGACCTCGTTGGTCCCAAGGACTTGCGATGAAATGACTTACACCATCGATAGCGAGGTCGACGAGGTCATTGTCTGTACCTTTATATATGTGATGCTGTTCGCGCCCGCACGCGTAAGGCAGTAGAAAACCTCGTCGACCTCGTTCTTCGTTGCGTAAGTCATCTTCACAACAGGCATTTGCGCCCGACGAGGTCGGCGGAAAACCTCGTCGCGACCTCGTCGACCTCGTCGTTGAGGCAGCGTTCTCTCGCAGACGGACTATGACGTTCGCTAGCGCCACGATCAGATCTCCGTCGCCGCCGCAGCCGCGGAGCCTTGTCGCTGCGCGCCGACGTACTGCTCGAACGCCGGGCCTAACCGCATATGCAGGATGCCCTCGTTGTGGAGGCTGGCCGTCTCCGACGACGTCAGTGGGTAGGCGGTGACCGCGATCCAGCGCTTCACACCTGAGTAGGAGCGGTACAGCTTGATCTGGCGGACCAGGTCGCCGAGCGGAACGGGCTTGATCTTGACCTCGATGCCATACGCCAGCCGATGCGGGAATGCTTCGTCCTTGATGCTCTGCCACGCCGACCACGAACACTGTCGCTGCAGGCCGTGCCACTGCCTGCAGCGCTCCTGCGCGTGGGTCTGTTCAACCTGTAGATCAAACTCCAGCACGACATCAGCGAACCCGATCGTCGTGCGATACCGGTCTTGGCCCTTGCTGATCTCCACCTCGATGTTGGCCCTGGCCCGGACAATTCGCTGCGCGAGCATGGCGATACGTAGCCGGTCCCCGCGATCCCGGCGCCAAGGCAGCGGGCCATGTTCGACGCCGAGCAGCCGGGCGAGTCGGGTGGTCATCTGCCGTGACGTCAGGTACTGGCATGCCTGGTCGTGCAGCGGCTCACGCCGGTCGGGGTCGGCGAAGCCCAGACGGGCGAGCATCGTGCGTTCGTGGGTTTGCATGATCGTTATTCCTGGTTGCTCAAGGGTCGCAGAATGTAGCGAGAGTGGCTGCTCTCGGTGACGCTACGGCGGATGAACCATTCGGCAATCGGCGCATCGAGATGGCGCTGCAGGAGCTTGCCGAAGGCGGCCCCGCGGGCCTGCGGGGTCTTCTTCGCGAAGACGAACGGGAACAGCTCGTGACGTTCGGCCAGGTCCAGCAGTTGCTTGGCCGTGACCTCGTGCAGCTCGAACTCATCGTGCCAGGCGGTGACGAACTGTTCCCATTCCTGGCCGCGTGGATCGGCGCGCCGTCGCCACTCGACCTCGTTGGTCCGCCAGGCCTGCAGGCCGTTAACCTGCAGGATGCCGCCGATCGTCTGGGACCAGCTCTCGAAGCCGCCCAGTCGGTTGGGGTGCGCCGGCCGGCCCGCCGCCAGCCAGTTCTCGACCAGCCCCAGCAGGCACTCCAGCACGAGCCGGCGATGCTGGCGGACGTAGCCACGGACGTCGGGGTGCTGGAAATCGCAGCGGGCCTCGGGATGGGCCGAGGTCGGCTCGATCATGATGGGCACGATACGCTTGGCGATCTCCCCGGAGGCCTGCACGTTGTTGCCGGTGCCGACGATAGTCAGGTTGTTCGGCAGCGAGACGTTCCGCGAGACCCCGAGGATCCGCCCCAGGAAGCACGACGTCGTCAGCAGGCTCGCCAACGCCGGCGAATCGATGTAGGCCGGCAGGTTGTCCAGGTGCATCAGCGTCTCCCCGGCCAGCAGCATGGCGAGGATGCGCTTCTCGCGCTCCTCCTCGCGTTCGGTGATCTGCATGGACGGCGTGTCGCGGCCGGTGATGACGCCGCCGAAGACCTCGTTGACCAGCTTGCTCTTGCCGGTCCGCTCCAGCGGGGCGTTGAGCAGATGCATCGGCCGGGGGCCGTCGATGGCCGGCGCGACGACGGGTGTCAGCAGCAGGCCGAAGAAGTTCTGCCGGTCGGCGGCGCTCTTGAAGGGGAAATCGACGACCAGGTCGTGCAGGATGTTGCAGATGATCTCGCAGTCGGTCTCGGGCTTCAGGCTGCGCAGCTCGGGGGGCTCGTCGTAGTACAGACCGTCGTGCCAGCCGGGCCTGACGCGGGTGAATCCGGCCGCGTAGACCGGGTACGAGACCATCAGCCGCAGCTCGCGAACGCGAGGCGCCCCGACGGCATGGGCGACGACGACGCCCGCGGCGTCCTTGCTGCAGGCCTGGTACACCAGGGCCTGCTTCCTGGTCTGTCGAACCGTGCCCCACTTACCGAGTCGAATGTGGCTGTCGATCAGGATGCGCATGCGATCGGCGGTGAACTCGACCCACTTGCGCTTGCCGGTGGGTCCGAGGATCTCGCCGGCCATGAAGTCCTTACGGTAGATCGCATCGGCGGGCAGGCGCCCCAGCACCTGGTCGGCGAAGTCGGCGTTGGATTGCTCGACGACGCGATCCCGGTCGTCCTTATGCGCGCCGGGCAGCAGCACCCGCCGCGCCGTGGCCTTGGGCCTGATGCGGCGCGGCCGCGTGATGCCCCGTTCGATGCCGCTGGAGATCGTGGCGGAGGTCTGACGACGGCCGTGCTCGTCGTAGTCCCAGCCGGCCTGGGCAACCGCGTCGGCCAGGGCCGCCTCGACCTCGGCGCGCTGCAGCAGCCCGGCGCCGACCAGCTGGCCGAGCTTGCGGGCCGCCGTGAACAGTCGGTTGTTCCGTTCGCCCTCGACGGCCGAGCGGACGGCCTGCAGTTCCCGCTCCATGGCCCGGCGGGCATAGCGTTCCAGCCGAAGCGGGTGCGTCCCGTGGCCTGAGCCGCGCAACGAGGGCGCCGCGGCCGGACTGGTCAGCCGCCGGACGATGTGTGCCGGCAGTTCAGCCAACTCGACCTTCCAGGGCTCACGGCCCTCGGCCCAAGTGTACGGCGCGCCGGTTTCCGGATGGACCGAGCCGGGGAAGACGACCTGGCCACCGTCGGCCTTCACGTCGATGTGCGGGCCGAGCCTACCGGTAGAGTTGCCCAGCGGGCCCTGGTGGCGGAAGTAGAGATGACAGGCCCCGGGGCGGCCCGTGCGGACCGTGACGGTTACGGGCAGGTCCAGCCGCTCGACGGCGGCGCCGGGGTCCACGTCGATGGCGACGATCCCGCTGATCTGTCCGGTTCGCAGGCCCACGTTGCCCCGAGCCGCCCAGGCGAGCGCCTGCCGCAGAGACTCCCGCGGGCGATCCTGCCAAGCCTTCAGGGTCGGCCGTTTGCCGGCCAGGGGCGTGAACGACCAGCCCAGCGCGTAGCCGTGCTCAATGTTGGCAGCCAGCGAGTCGCAGTCTGGCTTCGATTGTGTCTGCGAGACGGTCATGACACACGCTCCGGTGGTCGGTCCCGCGAGGACCTCCGCTCCGCACGCTGCGCAGCCCGGCGGGCTTCACGTCGCCGGTGCCACTCCAGCAGCATGGCGCGGTCGCGGATCGGTTGGGCCGAGGCGAACAGTGCCTTGGCGAAGCGTGCCAACGGGTCGGTCTCGCTGCGGAAGCAGCGGCGGTAGTACAGTCCGAAGGCATGGACGCGGAACGCGTCCTCGAGCCGCTCCCACTGCTGGTCGGTGAGTTTCGGCTCAGCGGCCTGTGGCATGGCGGACCCCTTCGACGACGTCCCCGGCGCTCCGCGCGACGATGTAGACGCCCCCACGGCGGCGGATCTGTTGGGCGATTCTCTGTTGCTCGGCCGATAGCCGCCCGCTGGTGCGGGCCTTGCACTCCACGCCGATGAACCGCCCGCCGGGCAGCATGCCGGTGATGTCCGGCCAGCCGGGCGTGCCCGTGCTCATCCAGTTGCCGCTGCCCAGCTGCAACCGCCCGGTGTTCGTGCGGCAGACCAGCGCCCCGAGCTGACGCAGGCAGCTCAGGCACTCGCGGACCACGGTCGATTCACGATCGCGGGGCGGCGTGCGGCGCCGGCGCTTCGGTGGCGGCGGCGGTGCTGCGGCGAAGGCCGCGGCGAGATCCTCGGCCTGGGTTCCCTCGCCGCGGGCGTAGCGCCACCCATTGCGCCATGCAATGGCGTCAGGCCCGTCGGCATAGGGGCAGGCCTCGATCGCCGCACCCCGTTTGGCCGCCAGGCTGCCCTGCACGAACGCGCCGACCGGCGCGCTGCGCCGGGCGACCTGGTTGGCGTCGACGGCATGTCGCTGCGGGTGGTGCACGACACCCTCCGTGGTGACGCCGCCGCGCCCGAACCGGGCGGGGAGTGCGGTCCCCGCCCGGCCGGGCCACGGCAAGCGGCCGTCCCTGACCGCTCAGAACGGCAGGATCATCCCGGGCGCCTTGTCCTTGACGACGGCCCAGTCGGCCGGCGTGAGCTGCTCGGGTTGCTTGCCGGGATACATCTCGTTGACGATGCGGAACCACTCCTCGCTGATCGCGTCGTCGGTCCACTTCTCGTCGGTGCAGTGGGCGCAGAACTCCGCCCACGCCTCCTCCATCGTGGCAGTGGCACCGGCCGGTTGGGTCGGTGCCTTCGCCGGGCGCTTCGGCGGCGCCGGCTTGCCGCTGGGCCTGGGCGCCGGGGCCGGTGTGCCGCCGGCCGCGGCCCGCAGCTTGGCGCCCAATCGGGCGTTCAGCGCCCGGCGGGCCGCGTCGTCGGCCCTGCTGACGCCGGAGGTGGGCTCGCGACCGTAGGGGTTGAGGAACTGGACCTTGATCTTCGGCTGGCCGTTGTACTGCTCGAAGCCCAGCTTCAACTGTACGGGTTGCTGCGTCAGGTCCGTGTCCTGCAGCCAGAACGGGTCGCGCCCGTCCCAGCCCAGCGCGGCCTTCAGGGCCTCGATCGCCACGCTGTTCAGCGAGCCGTCCTTCTTCTCGAGGTAGAAGTAGCCGGTGATCTCGAGGTTCTCGGCCGAGCAGTCGGCCCACTGCTCGGCGAGCAGCTCCTCGACGATCCGGAAGTGGACCGTGCAGGTCGCCAGGTTGTTGGGCCCGGTCTCGGCGACGCCGATCTCGGTGGGATACGCATTGAATAGTCCCTCGCGGTCAGGCAGCATCGTGGGTGTCTCCTTCTATTCGGTGAGCAGTCGGGTCCACAGGGTCGGATCATGCCGCTCCAGCGGCATGGGCTCGGCCAGCGTGCGGCTCTTGGCCATGCAGTGCGGCAGCTCGCAGGGGTACACGGTCCGTGTGCCGCTGCCGGTGCCCTTGCGGTCCTTGACGTTGACGTCGTATCCGATGAACAGGACGTGGTCGGCCCATTCACGGGTCCGCAGCCGGATCGAGGCCTTCCCGCTGGCCGGCGACAGCAGCCGCGGCTCGTACCGAATCCAGTCCTCGCCGGTGGGGTTGGGGACGTTGGCGGTGCAGTCGTGGCAGATCAGGATGATGTGCCGGCCGGCGCGGGCGTGCTGATCGAGATCGCCCAGCAACGGCAGGAAGACGTCGTAGACGTGCGTAAAACCCTTGCCGTAACCGTAGTCCTCGAGTCGCTGGACCCGGTGGCCCTTGTCGTGGGGGACGGTGGCCAGCGTATGCTCGACGGCCAGCTCCTCGGCCCGGGTCGCCGAGTCGATCACCAGCGTGCGGACGTCATCCCACCCGTCGCCGTGCAGCGCAGCGCGGATGCCGGACCACGACGTGATCCCATCGACCACCCGGACGTCGACGCCGTCGGGCAGCTGATTGCGCAGCCGCGGCAGCGAGTCGTCCAGATCGAAGAACGCCACCGGCCCGGGCGCCAGTGTGGCGGCGGTCGTCTTGCCACTGCCCCCTGGGCCGTATAGCACGACGCGGTGGCCGGCGCCCTGGGGTATGGCGCCGAAGGTGACAGTGGCCGGCGGCCTGGGAGCCGAGGGCCTGGCCAGTGGCCGCGGGGGCGGCGCGGGTCGAGTCGGTGCAGCGGTCATGAGTCGTCTCCTGATGCGAGTTCGGGGTGTACGTCGTCGAGGTACTCGTAGCCGGTAGGCGGCGGCCCACCAGGCTCAACGTGGATGCCGTTGAGGCACACGGCACTGAAGGCGCAGTGGCTGCAGGTCATCCGGCCGACGTTGCGGAACCAGCGGCCGTGACGCTGGGCCTCGCGGAGTTGGCGGGCCTGCTGCCAGAGCTCGAGGCGGTACTCGGCGAGTTCGTCTTCGAGGCGTGGGACCTCGCGGCGCTGGAAGTAGTAGTCGGGCCGCTCGCCGAGGTCGGCCAGCAGACGCTCGCCGTACTGCTCGGGCGTCTCGTTGCGGCGCAGCCGGATGGTGGGCTTGCGGGTGGCGTCGTAGAGCACCGTCGCGACGTCATGGCCGATCGTCCGGGCCGCCAGGACGTAGTGCGACAGTTGCGGGTCGCACCGCAGCCGAAGCCAGTACTCGCTGTCGGGGCCGATGTCCTCGCCGGCGGTCTTGTACTCCAGGACCGCCAACCGGCCGTCGGGCAGGCGGACGATCGCATCGATCTTGCCGCCCAGCCGGAACGTCCGGCTCTGGCGGCCGGTGCGGGGGTTGACCAGCGGCAGGTCGAAGACCTGTTCGGCGGCGATGATCTGGACGTCGTCGTCGTCGTACCGCCAGAAGTGCCCGGCCAGCAGCGCCGCCAGCGTCTCCCGCTCGACGGTCCAGTCGGTGGGGTCCGCCCACTCCGGCGGCTGCTCGTAGCCGGCGGCGGCCCGGGCGACCGCCTCGTCGGCCGTGGCGCCGCCGTTGTGGGCCTCCAGGCCCAGGTGGAGGGCCTTGCCGAACCGCAGTGGCGCCGCACCGCGGATGCGGGACAGGCCCAACTCGAAGCGGTAGTAGTGCCGTCGAGGGCAGCCCCGGAACGTCGCCAGACGGGTGGCCGTCAGCGTCGCGCTACGCATGGTTCGTCCTCCGCAAGCACCGGCAGCAACACCAGCAGGACCGGGAACAGGGCGACCGTGAGGATGATCACGGCGATCAGCTTGAGCGTGTCGCGGGGCATATCCCGGCCTCCGCGAGGATCCGATCGGCCTCCTCCATGGCCCGCTGTCGGGCTCGGGCTGTCGGCGGTCGGGGCTTGCGCTCGGCGTAGCGATACGGCGGTGGGGACTCGTCGGCCTCGGCGAGTGCGTTGAAGAATCGATTCAGGGCCTCTCTGGACGTAGAGATCCGCCGTCCGATGCGGACGTAGTCCAGGTGGACCCCGCGAAGCCCCTCGCGGCACCAGCGCCACAGCGTCGAGATGGCCACCCGCTTGCCGCCGTATTCCAGGAGAGGCGGCGCTTCGCCACGTCCCTTCTGATTCAGCCGCGTCGGCCCGATCACCACGCTGCGGGCGTCAAGGTCGTAACCGAAGAAGATGAACTTCTTCAGCAGCCCAGTGTGACTGCTCGGCGGCGATCCGGGCGGCGCGGGTTTCTTCCGCTTGCGGATGCTGCTCTTGGCCGACCTCCGCACGAACGCCCCGAACTTCGAGAGCACCTTCCGCGAGGCGGCGTCAACCTTCGAGATCACCGCCTTGCGGTCGAAGAACAGCTGCTTGAACTTCAGGTGGATCATCCCTGATCTGCCCCTCGCGTCGCAGCATCACGATCTTGCCGCCCCCGTACATTTGCCCCGAGACGTAGATGTCTCGGTAGACGCGGACTTCGCCGCCGACGTAGAGGAACGCGTCGTAGTGGATGTACAGGTAGCCGAAGTCGTCCACGACGCTGCCGGATTCGACGGAGAGATAGCCGTAGTAATAGGCGTCGAAGCCCGATGAACGCGAAAAGGTCATCGGGCCGTACACACGACACGAGCCGTCCTCGGCGACGAGCAGATAGCCGTCCACAGTCAACAGACCGGACGACTCGCAGGTGATTTCCGAGGAATAGACAGCTTCGATGTACCCGTAAGAGGTGACGGTCAGTTCGCCGTAGACGTAGATGCCACTGTAGTAGTAGCAGTGGACGTATCCGCCGATGTTGGCGATGCCGTCGCTCTCGATGGTGACCGTGCCACTGTCCAGGTCCATGTAGCAATAGTCGTACAGGTCCAGGTAGCCGTGGACGGTGATGGTTCCGCCGGAGACGTAAACATAACCGTCATAGGCGGCGTAGAAGCTGGTGCAGGCCCAGCCGGTTGCGATACCGCTTCTCGGCCGCTTCGACGATCTGCTCGCCGTGCGTCTTGATCAGGGCGTCGCCGCGAACGCCGCCGGTCATCAGCGCGGCGGCCTCCAGCACCTTCGGACCGTCGGCCGTGCCGCCGGTGTGCGCCGCTGGGGCGACGGGCCGCGAGGCGCGCAGCACTTCCAGTTCGGTGCTCTTGACGTCCCAACCCTCCTCGATGGCCTTGGCCTCGATGTCGGGGTGCTTGCCGTCGGTGACCTTGCGGATGGCGGCGATCCGCTTGCTCTCGGCGGCGGCCTCGGCGCGCATGTTCTTGACCGGATCGCCGACGGACGGGGCCTCCTTGCCCTCGTCCGCCTGCGCCCGGACCTCCGTGTCGTGCTGCTTGTCGGTGGTTTCCACGATGCCTTCCTTGTCGTTCATGGTCTGAGGCTCCTTGTCTTGTGCCGCGACGCGGGCGGTGGTGCCCGGATCGGCGGCGCTGTCGACGAAACTGATCTCCTTGAGCACCGCCCGACGCACCACATGCACGGGACCGGTGAACTGCTGCTTGTTGACGTTGACCGTGGCACCGGCGGGGATGAACTCCGCCTCGACCACCGCCGCGCCGATGCTGGCCTGCCAGGGGAAACCCGTCTGGCCCGGATGACGCCGCAGCACCAGGTAACGAACCGGGTTGCCTAAGCGGTCGAACTGGATGCCATCCACGGCATCGTCGATCAGAATGCGGGCATCAGGATTGGCCACGCGGTCGGCTTCGATCAGTTGCAGGTCCAGCTTGATCGGCGAACGCAGCATTGGGTTGGCCGTCAACATGCCGAAGACCTCGCCGTCCACGGCCTTGGCCATCCGCATGAGCCGCAGCTTGGCGGGCAGGCGGATTTCCGCTGCCCAGTCGGTGAAGGCGGTTTCGATCAGGTCATTGGCCTCGGTGTCATCCGAGAGCAACTGCAGGCGCGGGCCGGTGCCGACGCAATCGTTGGCCAGCGTCAGGACGATGCCCCGCGCGTAGCTGTTGTTGGCGACTTCGTACCGGCTGCGGTTGCGCAGCGTCTGTCGCACGTCGGGCGACGCGGCCGCGTCGGCGCTCAGGCCGTCGGCATTGGCCCAGTGCCGCACGTTGTCGGCATTGGTGACCGCCGC